AGCGCGCCGTCATCAGCCGGGTTATTGTCCAAGCCGGGTGCGGGTAAATCCTTTTTGCCGGCAGTGGTGGGTGTGTCGGTGGGTGGTTTGGCGGTTTGTTTGAGTCCGCATTTGCAGTTCCAGCGGTCGCCCGGGCGGTGTGCCGACCAGAAGGGATCGTTTATTGGCTTGATGGTACCCCAAAATATGCGGTGATCCTCTCCGGGGTTGGCGCTTGTGCTTGGTATCCATTCGAGATTTTGGTAAACGTCCGACTCGGCTTCAAACTGTTTCCACTGTGCAGCCTGATGGGCGCGCAGGACGGCGGTGTTGTACTCGGTTTGCAGCCATGTTTTGTTGTAGTGGTCGGCAATGGGTTTTACCTCTTTTGCCCATTTTGAGAAGGGTTTTAGCTTTCCGTTTTCGTCAAGCAGCCGCGCTGCCATATCGTTCTGCTGACGGTGTACACGGAATGCCGAGAAAACAGCATTGTTGTAACGGATTTCGTTTTCAAAAACGCCTGAAGGGTTAAAGTGCGCTTTTGTAAAACCACGATCGGCAGCTTGATTAAATACCTTCCATGTTTCGCGAAACAACCCCGGCTCTATTTCAGTTTTTGGGTTAAACTCTTTACGGTAGATGTTTTCGAGTGCGGCAACAATAACATCGTCATCAAACACAAACGATTCAGAAACGTCTGCTAAATCATAACACTGCTGACAGTCGTACAGGTCGTTTATCAGAACTCTAAAACCTTGTTTCCCCTCTTCCCTGAGAGGGGATCGGCGAAAAAACTAACAATCCGGTCGAAAAGATTTTTATCGACAGGCGCACCATCGGCGCCGACCTCCTTGTCGCTTTCTTGTTTTTTGGTCAAAAACTCCTGCATTAATTTTTCACGATCCTCCTGTTTTGTTTTCAACTCCTCATAATTGTCCGGCTTGGGAACTCCATAGGCGTTGTACCAGTAGTCATCATCATACGGCACTTTGAGCGATACCTCGCGGTCAATCTCAAGGCGCAATTTAAGGGCTTCAAGGTCAATCTCCATTTCAAACTCAAACGATCCTCCCTCTGTAGGGTAGCCATACGATTGCAATATTTTTAGGAACTGCGCCTCATTAAGTACGTTTTGAACAAAGGCGATGTCCGATTTTGTTATTTCGGTTTGCTGCTGTGCCTGTATCTTTGCCTGCGCGTATCCGGAGGAGCTGCTGGAGGAGGTTGTCTCGGTATTTCCGAGTATGGCGATAGACATTTCGGCATTGCAGGATTCAATCAGTCGCGTTTGCAGTTCGCCTGTTCCGTTGCTTGTTTTGCCGTCTAACATTTGGAATTGTGCCTGTTTTGGTATCATCATTACCAACGAGCCGCCCGATTCGCTCAACATTTTTCGCAACTCCTCCTTTGTTTTGGCATCGTAGGCATCGTAATAAATGATGCGTACCGGTTGCCCGAAGATTTCCACATATTGGGCAAAGTCTCCAAAACCGGCACGTTTATAAAGCGCGTACATCGAACATTGGAGCAACAGTCCCAAGTCGCGCTTGTCGCCAACAGTCCAAACATAAGGGAGCGCGCCAAGGTCAATGCCTGTACTGTCGTATTGCGATTTTACCACAATACCCATTTCGGGGCGTATGTGTTTGCGAGGCACCTCCTCAAAGTCGAACTTGTCGCCAACAACAAACTCTATTCCCGAAATTCCCCAAAGTTTGCTCTCTAATATGATTTCGACAAGCCGGTTAAACCTGTTCGACCAGATAAGCGTGTCCATAGCGTCAACCTTGCGCCTGTTTTTGTCAACAAATTTTATTGACTTATTCAGTACGCTGTCGAGACGCTTGCGTATAACGCCGCTCAGGTGTCCGTCAATGGTCACTATATCGTGGTAGAGGTCATACAGTGCGACACGGCTTGGAAGGTGTATGCTCTCTGCCCTTTGTATGGCAGCCCTTAGTTTGCCGGCATCGCGGCGGTTGCGGTCGGGGGCTACGAGGGTGAAGTCGTGTACTACAAGTTCCTGTTTTTTTGTGGTTTTTTTTGCCATATTATTAGGGGGTTAAAGGAGTTAGAAAAAGTTTGTTTGTTTGGGCAGGGAGTCGTACCATACGCCGCCGGTGACGGTCTCCTCTCCGGGTGTTTCGGGTTTATATGGCAGGTTTGGGTTGACTAATCCAGCCTGTAAATCTTTTAACCATGTAAGCGCGTCCTCGTAGTCGGCGCGGTAGAGTTCGATGTTTACATTCGGGTTTGCTAACCTGACGAGGTAGTAGGAGGCAATGATTTTGACTATCTTTTTTATCAACTCCACCTCTGTTCCTGTGTAGGTCGGCTCGCTTTCGGAGGTTCCGAAAATGGCGTCGTTGTCGTACCGGCTCATGTAGGAGCGGACGAGACTTTCGGCGGCGAGTATTTGAAGCTCTGCCGCTTCCCTGTCGTTGCGGGTTATCTTTTGGATAATCTCAGGGTAGAGACTTGTTTTGGCTAAGTTTTCTATTGTTACTAACATTTGTCTGAACTTTGATTTATTTGATTATTGTGATTGATATGATTAAAACCGTTTTGAATTAACTCGTTTAAAACTCTCCCACGCCCCAACTGATTCCGCAGCTTCCGTTTCGCGCAGTTTATAGATTGCGCCCTCTACCATGTCGGGACCGTCCATGCGTTTTTGTTTGCGACTGAAATTTTTGAATTGTGCTTTCAGGCGCTTCATGTTCGGCTCTTCGCTTTCGGATTCATTGAAAATCAGGTGTCCGAGTCTGTTTATAGGCTCCAGCAATCCCTCTATGCGGGTGTATTTGTCTTTTTTGTCGCGGTCGTCGCCGGTGATGGGCAGGAATATTTTTGTTTCGTTGGCACGGGCGTAAATCATTGGTAGCAACACCTGTTCGTAGAATGGGTTTTGCAGGCTGTTGTTTTCTATATAGACGCGCACGCCTTCTGCTTTGTGCGCACGGCAATAGTTGTAGAGTTCAAACAGGCAATCTACAAATTTGGCGTTGCTCATCGTATCAAGGAATACCTTTATAATATAGTAGTCAAAACCCTTTTGTGCAATAATGCCAGCCGCCTTGTGCGATCCGCTGCTTACATCTTTGTTTGAGGTTGCGGGGTCGGCATATATGCAGACGTGGCAACTGTCAAGACGCGGAACTTTGCCATCTTTCAAGTTCCGGAATGTGTCGCCGCCGTCCATCGGATTATTAAAATACTCCTTTTGGTAACTTTCGTAGGATACTTTTGAGAGAACGCGGTCTATTTGAGCTTCGCTGTTTTTTGAGAGCCATGTCGATTTTCCGTTTTCGTCACGAATATTTACTACATCAAATTTGTCTGCCTTTTCGCTTAGTTTCTTTACTGCGCAATTTTCGTGAATAATATTTCCGTTTACGAGTATTCTTAGCGGTTCCGAAATAGAGCGTGTACCGATTAGCGCCTGTTCTATCCAGTTTATTTTGGCTTTCATTATGTCCTCGTTGCGGCACTCCTCGTCTGTGTCAATATCATCAATTATAATACCGTCAGGGCGTACATTGTCCTTGCGGGTTCCACGCGGCGACTGCCCCCAGCCGAGCGCACGAAATGAACAGCCTGTTTGTGTTGTAAACTCCGATGCCTCCCATTTTCCGTAAGTTACCTGCTCTCCATAATCGGCAATCAGTCGCTTGTTTGCCTCAAAGCAGGTTTTGAACGGCAACAACAGGCGACTTGCGTTTTCGTTGCTGTTGGAAACCAACAAAACATTTTGAACACGCTTTGTCATGGCAAGATAGACAAACTCCATCATTGCTCGCGCCGACTTTGCCAACTCGCGACTCCATGCTCGCACTTCGTACCACTCTGCATTTTTAATCAGGCGTTTGGCAGCCTGTTTATGAAACTCGGCAGGCTCGCTTGTACAGTATTTTGGAAAATAGTATTTAAACCATGCTTCATGGTCGTTTTCGAGGTGTTTAATACGTTGGGCTTTTTCGGCAGGAGTCTCGTTGATAAGCGCGGGCGTGTCAGCCTGCATTTCCAAACATAATGCTTGCCACTCCTTTAGTTTATCTGTAATTATCTTTTTTGCCATAATCGTATTTTGTGCGTATGCAATACGCCCCTACTGTTTGTTGATGTTTTCGGAAATATACAAATCCTGATAGCGATTGATAACCTTTGAAAATCGGGACGATATAAATTGCGTAGAAACCGATTTATGCATTTCCAAATAGTCGTTGATTTCGTTGGTTACGTTGATAATGATTTCATCGTTTTGCAGGTTACGGAATTGTAGCCATTTATTAAAGGCAATAAATACATCTATCGTATCAACGATATTTGCCTTTTTGTCTAATTTCTCTATAACTGATGCAAACTTTGAGAGACTGTCGGGGAGTTTGCTTTTCAGCGTTACATCATTGGACTTGGAAACATCTTCAATCAAATCATTGATTGACAAAAGCAACTTGTTTACAAGTTCCGGTCTTGTAATGTTTACACCGGCTTTTTTCTCCGCCCACGCATCTTCTTTCGCCCAGTTGCTGATTGTCACCTCGCTGATGCCGGTGCGTTCCGAAATAGCTTTTTGAGTTTCGCCCTGCATATAGAGCAACTTCGCCAGCTCTTTTTTGTCTGTCAACTCACTTTTTGTGAGCCGCTTTTTTGTCAGTTTTTTTGCCATATTTTTAAAATATTTTCTGCAAAAATCAATATAAAATGGGTGAGATAAAAAAATGAGTGTCAAAATGATACTACTTTTTGAAATAGAGTAAAAAATATTTGAATTTTGCCACTCAAAACATAAAAACAGTATGGCGTATAAAAAGATTGACAAAGAATTTTGCTTAACGGACAACACGGTAAATGTGTATGGTTACAGGCTGCTGACAGAGGGTTGTCTGCTCGACCGTTTTACCCCCGCGATTGGTCTGTTGATGCACAACCGCGACGGCGGCATTGCCGTCAAATGGGAGAAGTTCCGTGTTGACGGCGATAAGTTGTATGCAAAACCGGTAGTGAATACCAGTCGTTTCCCTTCGTTGGCAGAGGAGATTGAAAACGGATTTTACAGCGGCGCATCGGTAGGCAAAATCGTAGCTCTTGAACTTAGCGATGATCCAAGCCTTATGATTGATGGGCAAACGGGTCCAACAGTAACGAAATGGTTCCCACGCGAGGTCTCTATTGTAGATATTCCGGGCAACTACTCCGCGCTTGCGCAGCTCTATGATGAGAGCGATAATGTTTTACGTGATCTGAGCGACAAAACTTTTAAAAACAACGATATGAACAAATTAGTTTTAACAGTGGGGCAACTGACTTTGCTCAATTTGAAAGATGATGCTACTGATAGCATGGTAGACATCGCCTTGAGAGATTTGGCAGACAAAGCCAAACGCACCGAAACGGCAGAGAAAGAACTTGCCGACCTGAAGGCGGCAACGCTTACAAGCGAAGTGAAAAACATTTTAAGCGCCGGCATGGCTACTCACCGGTTGAGTAAAGAACTTGCCGGCAAACTTGAAAAAGATTATGCCGGCAACCCTGAAGGGTTAAAGTCGTTGGTTGACGCAATGCCGGCACAGGTGCGCGTAACAGGCGACACTCAGGGCAACGCAGGCGTTCCCGAAAAGTATGTTGGCAAAACGCTCAAGGACTTGTATCTGAGCGGCGAACTTGCCGATGTAAAGAAAAACTATCCCGATTTGTACGAACAACTTAAAAATCAATAGGAGGATTAAAAAATGGCAGTAGTAAATCCCGGCGCAATAAGCGCAATTCCGGTGGAGATTTTTCAGAGTTATATAATTGAAAAGCTCCGCAGAACAAACCCGCACCTGCAGCACGCAACCGACGAGAGCGCGTTGGTTCTTGGCGGTTCGGTAGTACATATCCCGCAGGCTGGCGCATCGCCCGAAGTGGTAAAGAACCGCAAGACGTTTCCGGCAACGGCAGTACGCCGCGGCGACACTTTTATCACCTACGCGCTTGATGTATTCAGTACGGATCCCACGCATGTAACCTGGCACGAACGTAATGAGATAAGTTACGATCTTACCGACAGCGTATTGAACGATCATGTTTTGACGCTTGCGGAAACTGTTGGCGACAACATGATCCACAACTGGGTGCGCGGGTTGAAATACAACAGCGGCACAAATTCATACGTTGCGGATATAATTCCGGTAACGGCTCGGATCAGTACCAGCGGTGTTGCAACTGATGTAAATACGGAGGACGGACAAACCGGACAGCGACTTGCATTTTCTTACAAGGAACTGCAAAAGGCGCAGGCAATGATGAATAAGGCAAACACTCCGAAGGAGGATCGCTATGCAATGATTGAGAGTTATCAGTACCAGCAATTTATTGACAGCCTTAGCGCCAACCAAATGGCGGCATTTCAGCAGAGTGCAGACCTCAAAAACGGTATTATCGGAAAATTCGCCGGTTTCAATATAATGGAACGCTCATCGGTCTTGGCATTTTCTGCTGCCGGCGTATTGCTTGCGCCTGATGAGGCTCTTGATGCCGATAGTAACCTTGCCTCACTATGCTGGCAAAAAAACAGCGTTGCAAAAGCAGACGGTGACATGAAGCCGTTTCAGACTACTGATGATCCGCAGTATTATGGCGATATTTTCAGTGCGCTTGTGAAAATCGGAGGGCGTTGCCGTCGTCAGGATTGGAAAGGTATTATTGCGATTGTGCAGGGCGAAGCGCCGGTAGAGGAGGAGGAGCCTGAATTGGACATAGAATAAAAATATACAGCGAACCCGTTGCTGTGGGTGCTTCGGATAAAGTAGGATGTTTGGACACTTTGTCTATAAGGTGGTGAACGGGCTATCAGAGAGAGAAAAAAAACAGCCAAACCCTCTTAACAGGCTGTTTTTACAAAAAATTATTAACTAAAACAATATTAAAATGAAGAATTATTTTAAATTTTTGTTGTTGGCGGCGAGTATCGCCTTATTGTCAAGCGCCTGTTACGCAACCGAAGCGAAACAGAATATGGCGCAAGTTTCGGGAATAGAGTGTTCGGCTTATGATGTCGGGTGGTTTGAGGCTCCGGTAGTCTATGAGTACACCGCTTATGGTGTTGAGTGGCTTGGTGAGCGCCTTATGGTCTTTAAGGACTTTAAGGATTCTAATGGCTTTAACGACTTTACAAAAATTCGAGATTATGCGGATAAAATATTTGGTGATCCATTGCACAGCGACCCAGGAAGGGAAAGAGGTGACAGGTGCGGATATACGGAAATGGCACTTATCGCCGCCTCCGGCAGGACGCGGGTGGAGGCAAGTTGGATATACCGACCTGATACATTTGGACGGTACGGTGGAGCGACTTGTACAAAACAACGAAGATGCTAAAGTTGACAGCTGGGAGATAACCAACGGCGCTACGGGTATTAATAACGTAAGCCGGCACATAGTTTATGCCGGCGGGCTGTCGAAGGATGGCAAAACGGCAAAAGATACCCGCACGCCGGAACAGATGAAAACGCTCGAAAATTATGTTCGCGATTTCCACAGACGATTTCCGTTTGTGGAAATCAAAGGACACGGTGAATTTGACAAAAACAAGGAATGTCCGTCATTTGACGTGCAAAAATGGCTTAAAAATATCGGAATATAACAGTGGAAATTCTCAATAGCATATTACCATACGCGGTTTCAATAGCAACGTTTATAGCGGGGATTGTGACCGGCAGGAAAAAGCAAAAGAACGATTTTTTGACTGAGCTTCAAAACTCAATCAATCTTCTTGCTGCCGAAAACTCCCGGCTTGTAAGCGAAAATCTTTCTCTCAAAAAAGAGATAATAGACTTGCAGGTATATGTTTATGGACTTGAAAGGAAAGGAGTAAAACGATGAATGAGATAATTATTATTGAAACGGCAATTACGGTTATTGTTTTTGCGGTGTCTATCGGAATGTACATTTCATTCAGGATTAGTGAGAAAAAAACTAATGCTCAATTAGTTATTGCCAAACATAAATTAGACAATATTTTACTTGAGCGGCAACTCCTGAATACTATTGAACCGTTTAGAAAAGGATTAGAAAAATTAGAGGATGAAAGGATTAGATTGCAAAAAGCTATTGATCGCATTACCGGTACTGACAGTTATGATGCTGACCGGGTGCAAAAACATAACGACGGCGACGACAGCTAACAGCGAACAAAAGGAACGTTCTGTTGAAGTCGCCAAAAAGAGTGACAGTGTTTTTATATATCAGCGCGACAGCATAATGATAAAAATACGCGGCGACACTGTGTTTTATGACCGTTGGCGAACAGATTACCAATTCAGGATAAAAACCGACACGCTCATAAGAGCCGACACGGTGTTGATTACAGAGACGGCAACCATAACTAAAACAGTGACAGAAAAGCAGCCGCTCAGCTGGTGGCAAAAAACGCTTATGTGGAGTGGAGTTATATTTATAATGTTAATTATTTATGCTACTTATAAAACAATTAGAAAACGTTTAAACCCTTATTAAAATGGACAAAATTAGAGATTTTTTTAAACGATACCCTAACAGTGTAGAGGTATTTGAAAATGGTGGAAAACTGTTCCACACACGCGGCGCTGCCGACAGTTTCGGCAAAGGTAAAACGACAGGATACACAATGGATCAGGTCGAAAAAGAGACACCTCCTGAAAAGCCTGCAAGTGAGACAACCAAAGAAGCGGTTCTTTTGAAAATAAAGGATACCGTTGATTTTTCGGCTGTTCCATACGAGGAGCTGAAATTGTGGGCAAAAGCCATTGGGTTGAAACCGGCAGACAACAAAAAGGCTACCCTTTTGAAGGCATTTGTTGATTTCAAGGAAACCTTAAAAGACGAATAGTATGGTATTTCCCGGAGTAAATATCAATGTAGAAAACGGCAACCTGCTACGTGCAATAGCCGTTTTGGATGGTGTTGGCGCAATTGTCGGAACAGCAAATATGCCTGGTAATATCGGCGACGTTAGAGTGGTTTACAGCCTTCAGGATGCTGAGCAAAAAGGGTATACAGAAGCCGACGAGCCGTTTTTGCATAAATTGATACGTCAATTTTATGCAGAGCTGGGCGGCAACCAGCAACTCTATATTTTTGGAACTGCCGAAACCGAAACAATGGCAGACACCCTGGCGGCAACCAATGATGATGGTTTGCTGAAATTGATCAGAGAGTCTGCAGGCGAGGTCAACCTTGTGGCTATTGCCCGTAATCCCTACTTAGGGTATTATTGTGGTTATGAGTTTCTCGATCTGGACGTGTCGGCTGCCGTGTTGGCGTCAAAATCCCTTTGTGAGGAGATGCAGAAAAGAAACACGCCTGTGCGTATCTTTATTGAAGGCAGAGTAGTTAACGAGGATGCGCCTATAAACTATTTCAAGCCCAATGAGGCTGAGAATGGTTTTGTCAGCGTGGTACTGGGTAGCGATTTGCCCGATGGTTCGGCTGCCGTGGGTACGGTACTTGGGCGTGCCTGTAAGTATGGCGCTCATATTAAACTTGGAAGCGGGCAAAACGGACCCATTACCATTCCACAGGTGTATGTCGGCACAAGACGCATTAAAGAGCGTCTTGATATGGAGATCCTGCATGGTTATGGGTTCCTTACCTTTATGAGTCGCCCGGGAGCCGCCGGCTTCTATTTTGGTGTTGACAATATGGCAGAGAGCGGCGACTTTCGCATACTTGTACATGGTCGTGTGATAGATAAGGCGCAACGCATAACGGCGGTTGCTTATCTTCCGCAGATAGAACACTACATTCGTCAGGAACCTGACGGAACGCTGAATAAAACCGATACGGACGATCTTGAAAATCTCCTGCAATCGGCTTTGCTTGCAAATATGAGCGGGCAGGTCTCGGGAACAAAGGTTGTGATAGATAACAATCAGAATCTTATCGGAAATCCAAACTTACAGGTGGGCGTATCGGTACAGCCGCTGGGTTATCTGACTTGGATAACGGTGACGTTGGGCTTAGCCGCTCGGTTAACTGATTAATTAAAAATTAATAATTAAAAATTAAAAGTTAGTATGAATATACATATTAGGAGTTCGGAGTGTGCCTGGCAACATGCTGAGTTGAAATTGCTGGGGAGAACAATTAAAGGTCTCAGGGGGTTTGAGTTTAAGAAAACGGTTGAGAAAGAGCATTTGTTTGCTGCCGGATCTGACGCTATTGATATTCAAACCGGCAATAAAAAGGTAGAGGGCAATATTAAAATTCTCGGTTTTGAACTTGACCAGCTGAATATGGCTGCCAATATAGCCGGTTTTCAGGACGTAACCGAAGTGCCGCACGAGGCGATAGTTGTTACCCTCTCTTTCAAGAAATCGCCTGTTGATAAAACAACTACAGTTGCCGTGCGCGGTATAGCATTTACCGAATATGCGCACGCGATGGAACAAAACGCAAAGATGCGTGAAGTGACTTTGCCGCTATTGGCGATGGATATGATTTCGATTACAGCATAGTGATTTAGTGATTAGTGATTAACGATTTAGTGATTAATATTTATGGCAAAAAAGGTAAAAAAGCAGCCGGCAACCAGCATACTGGATTTGGCTATAGCAAAGTTAGAAAAAGAAAAAACGGCAGGCGTAGTTGATATACGAGAATTATTGATTTCTCGTTTTGGCGAAGATAAATTGACAAAATGGGAAAAAGAGTATGCTCCACGCAAGCTGAATGCAATTGTTGTGGAGGATAAACTTTGCGTATTGCGACCGATTTCAGCAACGGAAGTGTCCGAATATAGCGTGATGTTTCTGTCCGGTATTGGTCTGGAAAAAGCAAATCGCTATCTTCTTAGTGAGTTATGGGTTGACGGCGATATGGAGCTCCAGAACGATGAGGAGTACTTTATTGGGGCAATGCTTCAAATAGAAAGAACAGTGCAGCTAAAAAAAAGCAGTTTTTACAGGCTTTAGAACGTGGCGAAAACGCAAAAGGCGACATCGAACAGTTGACTGTTTTCGGGCTTATGCAATTTGGCGCGGAGGCATTGAAGTGGGATGAGGAGCTTTTTTATTACAGGACAGGAATTGCAATGCAGTGGTATAAAAATGGAGTTGTAAAGCGGTTGTAATTATGAATATAGTAGAATTTGCACTAAAATTTAAAGATATGGCGAGTAGCGAGCTTCGGATGTTCGGCAGCAGCTCTCAATATATATTCCAGCAAGCGCAGGGGTATACCGGGCAGCTTATTGCGAAAAACGATGTTTTAGGGCAAAGCTACGAGCAGATTCAGTCGCGTATGCGCGATGTGGAAAAGATAATCCGGAACTCAACTATCAAATCGGAAATAAAAGCAGCTCGGGCGGAGTTGGAGGCGTTGCAAAAACGCGCTGAAAAACACCCCGGCAGTGTGGGTGGCGGCAGTTCAAGCGGCGGTAGCTCCGGCGGTGGTTTTTCGATTGGGAATCTTGTAAAAGGAAATGTTATAGCCGGCGCAGCCATGAAACTTGGCGGCGCCGCTATTGATATGGTCAAAAACTTTGTTGGCGACAGCGAGGAGATATACAAGGCGCAGGCAGTAGCCGAAACGCGGCTTGCGGCAGTTATGAAAAATACTATGGGGGCAGCCGGCGATGAAGTCAAGGCAATAACGGAACTTGCCGCTGCGCAACAAAAACTTGGCGTGGTGAGCGGTAGCGTTCAGCTTACCGGCGCTCAGGAACTAAGCACCTATCTTACCAAAACCGAAAGTCTGAAAAGCCTGCTACCGGTGATGAATGATATGCTTGCACAACAATACGGGCTGAATGCCACGCAGGAACAGGCGCAAAACATAGCTACAATGCTCGGCAAAGTTATGGATGGGCAGGTGGGAGCGTTGAGCCGTTATGGTTATAAGTTTGATGAGGCACAGGAGAATATTCTTAAATACGGCACAGAGGCTCAACGTGCAGCAACGCTGATAGATGTTGTCGGCGCATCGGTAGGAGGAGTTAATGAGGCGCTTGCAAAAACGCCCGAAGGCATACTCAAACAAAACCAGATGGCAATGGAAGATCTTAAAGGTCGCACCGGTAAAACAGTTGTTGACATGAAGGTAGCCTTTGCTCCGCTTGGAACTGTTGCGATTGACCTTGTGAGTAAATTAATGCCGGTGATTGAGGGGTTGGTTAAGCCTGTCGCCGATGGCGTACAAAGGCTAATCGGGTGGGTAAAGTCGCTAAAATCGGAAACGGGTGGTTTTGTTGACTACTGGAATAGATATAAAAATCTGTTTGTAGATCACATCCTGCCTATGATTCAAAATCTTTGGGATTTTATATCCGATATAGTAGTCAAGGTTGTTGAATTTGTCAGCACATCGGAACTTTTGAAAGATATTTTTTCTTTTATAGGATGGCTTATGGGTGGAATTTATGATGCGCTTAGTATTGTTATTCAAAAACTCAAATCTCTTTTTGACAATATTGTTATGCCGATTTGGGAAGCCGTAGAAGCCGTTTACCGGCTTATAAAAGGCGTCCCTCAGAAAAGCGCCTTATCGGTAAAGACTACCGAGGAGAAACGCACCACTCAGGAGAATACCGATTTGATGAAAAGCATAGCCAAAAGCAGCGCTGAAACATCAAAAGGAGTATATGCTAAAGAAAAGGCGACCACCTCCGGCGGTCCCAAAGTTATTAACATTACCGTTCAAAAGTTTATGGAGACGCTCACTATTGCGACAAACAGTTTGAGAGAGAGTGACCGCGAGATTGAAGATAGATTCAACGAGCTTTTTGCGCGGGTATTATTACAGGGGGCAGTAGCGGAATGAGTCATATTTCAGTTGATATGTTGAATTTGTATAAGACCTATTTCGGAAGCAATTACGAAATAGATACAAGGTTTTACAACCGTAACAACGATGCCAACGACAGCACTGCGTTTGGAATAAGAGTTGCTGAGGAGATACCGGATTCGGGGCATGAGGGTAAATTCGGGAGATATATTTTCCTTCCTATAGAGTTGTGGGAGAGCGAAAACCTTTCAATAAAATTCAAATGTGCCACGATACGGATGTCCAACAAAAAGACAATTATAAAGACGCCCGTTGCCCGTCGCGTAGGAACCGTAAAGGAGCAATACTCCATCGGTGATTATGTGTTTACTATAAATGGGGTGCTGATCAACCCACGTCGCGCTTATCCTGATGACCAGATAGATATTTTAAAGCAGCTCTATGAAAGCAATAGCCGGATAGAGATACGAAACGCTTTTGCAGAGATATTCCTTATGAATTATGCAGCACAGTCGGAAAAAGATCGCTGTCCGGTGGTTATCGAAAGTCTGGAGTTCCCGGAAAAAAAAGGAGGCGATATATGGCACATTCCGTTCTCTATGGTCTGCGAAACGGATTTTGCGGAAACGCTTATTTTCAGTAATAATTCAAGAAATGCCGGAAATTATGTTTCACCTTAGCAGCAATATAGATATTGGCGACTTCAAGGGTATAAACCCTTCGGAGGTAAAGTGGCGTTGCAGCGTCTCGGATTTTACTGACACCTGCACAATCGCGCTGCCATTGCGTCCATACGTGCAAAATGACAGCCAGAACAAAACTGCTTTCAGGGAGGGCGACGCTGTTTGGGTAAGGCTTGGTTATGATGGCAGAAACGACACTGTTTTCAGGGGATTTGTGCGCCGTGTAAATTTCGGCAAACCTCTTACGCTGGATTGTGAAGGGTACAGCTACCTGTTGAAAGATACTGTTTTTTCAAAGAGTTACGAAAAAACTACCATTAAGCAGATTTTGCAGGATCTGACACGAGGCACCGGCATACAGTTGTCGAAAATGATTCCGGACGTTGCGCTTGCAAATGTTACATTCAGCAAAGCGCCGGGTATGAAAGTTTTAGAGTGGTTTCAAAAGGAGTGCGCCTGTACGGTATTTTTCGACTTTGACACGGTTTATGCCGGAGCGTCGAAATTTGCAATACAAAAAGGCTCTGAAAAATTGCTGCTCGGATGGAACACGGCAGAGGAAAAGGAGTTGAAAAAAGATGTCAGCGACACCGAAATAGAGATTGAGATAACCGAAAAAAGTGAGGACGGCAGCCGCAAAAACACACTTGGAAAGACTAACCGCAAAAATGGCAAATGGCGCTATACCTCTACAAAACAGGTTAAGGTGCGAAGCGGGTTGCCCGAAAGTTTCCGCAGGGAGATAGCGCGGCAATTAGCCGAGTTGGAAAATTTTTCGGGTTACAGGGGAAGTATAACGGCTTTTTTGGAGCCGCATTTTGAGAAGAGTATGGTAGCGGAAATCATTGATGATGAATTTCCCGACAGGAATGGAAAATATTTTATTGAAACCGTCGACGGCGTTTACGGAAGCGGCGGCGGACGGCAAAAACTAACACTCAGGTATTATGGCGAATAGTGGAGAATTGCGGCAAGCGCTGCGCGAGTTTGTGGGTAACGTCTCCGGAACAGCAACGATGGTTGCAAATGTTACGGCGGTAGATCGGGAAAAATGCACCTGCACGGTGGAAGATAACGGCGTGGAGTATTTCGGCGTCAGGCTTCGACCGACAACCGGCAAAAATACCGGAATAGTGATGTACCCTAAAACAGGCGCATATATTTTGCTTGTCAAAGCAGAGGATACGGAAGATTGGGCAATGATTGCCGCCACACAGTACGACGCCATCCGGATTGAAATTGACGATCTGATAATAAATGGCGGAACAAACGGCGGACTGACAAATACACCGGAACTTGCGCGGGAGCTGAATAAGAACAATGAGATTTTACGGGCAATATTGCAGGTAATATCAGTAACGGTTAACGAGCCGGGAGAGGGCGCACCTTCTGCATTTCAAAAGGCTTTAAGTTTAGCGCTTGTGGGAAAAGAGCTGGGCGATTTCTCACGGATAGAGGATAGTAAAATTAAACACTGATTAAGTAGCGGTTAAATTATGCCAAAGGATATATTAATAACAGAGGATTATGATTTGAGAGTTGAAAACGGCGATTTCGTTACCGGCGAAAGCACACGTCAACATCAGAATCTTATTATTCTTGCCGACAAAGGGGAGTTTAAACAGTTCCCGACGGTTGGCGTCGGCATACTGCGATATTTGGAGGGTCACGACGGCGATAATCTGGCTCGTGAAATACGGACGGAATTTAACAAAGACGGCATGACAGTAAAAGGGATAAAATTTAACGGTTCAAAAATAGATATAACGGCAAATTACGACTATTAGGATGAAAGTACTCGCGGGACAATCAATTTTTGATATGGCGATTCAGCATAGTGGAGATGTTGAAGCGGCATTTGATTTGGCTTTCGCCAATGATATTAGCATAACGGACGAGCGTTTTGTCGGCGAAGAATTGTTGAATATAGATGTTGCCAACCGCGCCAACTTCAACTATTACTCCCGCCGAAACCTTAAACCCGCTACAGGTCTGACAGATTTTCAGTTTAGCGGAGTGCTGGGAGAGGGTATTGATTTTATGGGTATTGAGATTGATTTTATTGTAAGTTAAAATATGAGACTATGGCACGAACAACAAAAGAGATATATGACGATATGATTACCGTAAAAGAGGGCATGGCTCGGCTTGCCGTATTAACCAGCAATTCGTCAACTGCTGTTTGGCGGTTGATTTTATGGGTTACGGCTGCGGGGATTCAGATGCTTGAAAGAATTTTCGACACGCACCGTTCGGAGGTAACGGAAATCATTGAAAACATTTTGCCTCACCGCCCGAAATGGTATCGCGACAAGGCGCTAAAATTTATGGCAGATAAGCTGTTAATTCCCGACACAGATCGATACGATACGTCCGGTATGACAGAGGAGGAGATAGAGGCTGCGCGTGTGGTAAAATTTGCAACAGCCATTGAAGAGCCTGCAAGTAGCGTACTGATTATAAAAATTGCCGCCGGAGAGGCTGGAAACTTGCAGCCACTGCCGGGGGGAACCGGAAACATCACAACCGGACAGGCGGAACAGTTTAGAGCATATATCAACGAAATACGCGATGCCGGCGTGAGATGGAATTTGGTAAACATAGAAGGGGATGATTTTTATTGTGAAATTGACATCTATTATTCGCCGCTACTGACACCAAGCGACGTGAGGCGCTCTGTTCAAGATGCGATAAAAATGTATTTGACAGGATTGCCGTTTAATGGCGAGTACTCGAATATGGCGCTGATCGATGCCGTACAGACAGTTGAAGGCATGTTGATTGCCGATTTAAAATACGCCCGAGCAGGAAGCGTATATGTTGATGTAAAAATTATTCCGAATGCCGGATACTTTAAATATTTAGAGGCAAACATAACACTTAATCTTATTCCTCATGCCGCGATACGATAATATATATAGAATATCTTTTGCGCGTTTGGCGGTACTGTTACTTCCGACGATACTTCGCATGCCTGCGCTTGTGGCGCTCTTGCGTGTAATTTTCTCGCAGTTTGAACTGATTCCGTTTTTGAATTTTAGGAGAACAATAAATTACCGGCTTGCGCATAATAGTCAAGTATGTTATCTGCGGTCGGTTTTAAATGACCGCTTTGACGCAGAATTGCGGCGTATTGTAATTGGCGAAGGTGAGGGGAATATATTTACAGTAGTATACTGGCGCGAAAGAGAGCAGCTCGTTGCTGTTCCGATGAGAGAAAATGGCGCACTTAATGTTGGGTGGCGCGGAACCGTAACGGGTGGGAGTTATGACTTTTCGGTACTCGTTCCGCTGGATATATGGGAGGACTTGGATAAAATACTACAAATGACAGCGATTATTCGAGAGTACAAATTAGCAAGCAAACAATTTATAATAAAACTTTTATAAGATGGTACAGATAACAGAAATTAAAAGGACAATCGGAGATTTTCGGAGATTTAGCAATATGGCATTTCCATTGGATGCGGACGGGCTGGCAGATAGCCAGACAAACGAAGCTCTTATATCAGCACTCGGCAATATTGGTGGAGAAAAATATATATTGTCCGGCTTAACCGCCGGCACTGGCTTTGCCGGTTATGTTTTTTTGTCAACTGTCGATTTTCCAGCTGGAGAGTTGTTATATGTCGAGCCGGCGGCGATGATGCAATCTCACCTATGTTTGCGAGTCGATCCTGTTGATATTAATGCCTCCGGCTATGAATTTAATCGGGCATACACTAAGAGGACAATGTATCATGGCGTTCCGGGTTCGGGCGTGGAAAGTTTTCCGAGACAAGAGTTTGTGCAGATTGAAACTAACGAGCGATTGAAATCGCGCATTGTAGAGCTTGAGAATGAGGTGAAAAAAATTTCTCCCGAAGTGGTTGGGAGCATAAAGATGTGGGCAACACATATCATTCCTGAAAATTGGCTTATTTGTGCGGGACAGCCATTAAGTACTACGGAGTATAAGGATTTGTTCGCCGTGCTTGGCTATATATATGGAGGCACAGGTAATAATTTTTTATTGCCTGATTTGCGTGGTAATTCTGTATTTGGCTACAAGTCTGGCGATGACAAATTTGGAGCGCTGAACAGGAAAGATGGCAGAAAAACCCACACATTGCAGCCTAATGAACAAGGTGGATTTTCATTTGCGGCAGGCTCCGACGATGGAGACGGTTCGACAGGCGTCGCCAGGTCTGTAAATAGAATAAGAATCCAAGATCAAGAAATCAGCGTAGATTCTATTGGATCGTGGCAATGGAGCGGTACCAAACATGTTTTGTTAAATAGTGCCGCATCAGGACACGAAAACCTACCGCCGTATATAACACTAAATTTCATTATCAGAGCAAAATAATATAGTAATTATGAAACAAGCAGTCGATCAATTAAGAGTATGGTTTAGCCGCCATAAGTTTCCAACCCAGCAACAGTTTTGGGATTGGATGGATAGTTATTGGCACAAAGACGAGGAGATTCCCGTTGATAAAATAGGCGGCATGCAGACAGTTATAGATGGTGTTGCCGATGGAATTTCCATCAAATTGGACTTAAAGCAGGATGTAACAGATAAAGAGCTTGCAACGACAAACAAGAGTGTTGTGGGTGCGATAAATGAGGTGAATAATAGATTTGCGACGATTGAAGAGTCGATAGCTGCATGGATATATGAGGATGATCCTGTTGTTGATGGTCATGCTGTAATCAGAAATGGTAAGATAGGAATAGAAGACCCTTTAGCTTTGAAAAAGTATGCAGGAGATTTTGAGATTGATTTTCCATGGTTGACAATAGCTTCTGACGAAATTGCAATATATGGGAAATATGAAGGTTTAGGTCAAGGTGGTGAATATTGGGCGAACAGAGTAAGTGTCAGAAATGATATGTTTCAAATTCTCAATGAGCAAACAAACCTTGCCGGTACTGTGTCATATTTGAACCAATTAATTGCTGTAACAGACTATGGATATTTTGGTATAGGAAAGACTATTAGACACGGATACTATGAAGGGCATAACTATAATCCTATTCAGGTTAATTCAAATATGGGTGGTGACTTAGTATTAATGGGAGAAAAATATGATGGTACACCATTCACTTCATTGGCATACGGTGGTGGGGACATTGGTTCTTCATTTAATTTAATTGCTACCTATGAAACACAAATAGGAGATTGGCAACAAAGGGCATGGTTTACAGCAAATTCAGGGAGTTTGAATATGAAGGCTTTTATTAACTCCACTGGGTATTTAGAAGAAGTTCCATTTATTGATTTTAGTCTTGGTGCTTATACTTTGTACTCATTTAGTTATGCAGGTAATTATCCATTTCCAGTCCTTATATCACAAAATGCCAATTTTATGGCTCTTGTAAACGATGGTAATGTGACTGCCTCTTTCCTATACGCTACTCCAGGGAATTTTGAACTTAAAGCAGGTGATTTACAGTCTAATTACTTCCAAGTTAATCAAGGTAATTTGCAGTTATTTAATATTATAGCTAATAATCCACTTCAAGTCTTCACAGCTCAAACCAATAGTATACAGGCTTGGTGTCCAAATAATAGTGGTAGTTATGTTTATCCGTTTTTTGATGTAACTTCAGATACATTTTTTCTTAGAAAATTTAATGAAACAAATGGAGTTTCTTATAACAAGCTCTTTTTTGACGACAGTTATTTTATGCTTCTTAAGTATGACCCAGCAACATATTATAACCATGATTATTTCTGTGCAGAAGAGGGACAACTTACTCTAAGGAGGATGCACAATTATCAGAATACCAATTTATTTTTAGTTAACAGTAGTGGTATAAGTAGTTACACAACAAGAAATTATACCCCATCAAATAATAATTACCCTTATTTTGAGGTTAGTGCTAATGAATATGATGGAATGAAACTTTTAGGATGTAACTATGACAATACTGTCTATCCTTATTTTAGAGTAGCAAATTCGAGATTGGAGTATTCATATAATGACGGCGCAGATAGACACTACATACTTCAGATGAACCCTGGATTATTCAACGTTAATATGATGACTTGGGATAGCAATCTTAATGAATCTGTCGCAAAAAATACTATATGGTCAACTTCTTTCTCTACAGGAATTGAACAGTATAATGATACAGTTAACGGCTGGGTAGGCATGGAAGTTAACAATCACTATGATGGTAGCGCTGGAATTTGGGGCAATAATCCATCGTATACAGGCTGGTCGTTATTGTATAGAGATGATATAAATGAAATCGGAATAGACACCGACAAATTCTTTTTCCCTGTTGAAGGCACAGAGCCAACTATTAACGATTTAATCGAAAACAGATGTAGGATTTGGAGTGACGATGGAAACTCGTTAAATTTTTCAGTAAATGTTGGAGGGGTTTTAAAGACAGCCACTTTGGCATTAGTAGCATAAAAATTATTTTATTTATTTATAAACCAATTAAAATTTTATTAAAATGGGAGCAATTAGAATTAAAAAAGAAGTGTTTGACAACATGGGAAACGCCTATAATGGCGCAGTGGTACAGTTTTATTTTCCGATTCAACCGCCACAGGAGTATCAACAGCGTATGCAACAACAAAATCGTGGTTATGAACAAAGTATCGACGAAATTGCTGCGCGTGGCGTGTACGAAATTGCTTATCGTACATTTAAGTCGGTTGAAGACCTGAAAGACCGGTCGAAATGGAATCGCAATTTCCCGCTATGCAAAACAGCAGACGGAGTGCCTGTCGGAAGGATAGTTGTTGAAATTCCGGATTCAAAAAACGCCTTCAGTTATAAATTGCTGAAACAAAAGGCGGTTGAGTATTTTGCCGGTATTTTTGGGGATAAGTATGTGGAGATGATTGAGGAGTAGTGGTGGGATTTATAGTCATTAATTAAAATACTGCTTAAATATTGTTTAAGCAGTATTTTTTTGCCGGCAGTGGGCGTGGTATAGGATGACGGTCGTAAGAACATGATCCATAACAGAAGCTCTAAATACCTCAACAATGCCTCTGGCTTGTCAACGCAAAGCATATCCAAAGGCAGTCGCCAACGCTGGGCTAACCAACTACACGGCACCAATATTACCACGCTTCCGGCTCGTAACAAACGTAGCGTGTGGACAGTTCCAACGCGACCGTTCAAAGGCGCGCATTTCGCAACCTTCCCCCCAGATTTGATACGCACTTGCATAGAGGCGGGTTGCCCTCCGGAAGGCACTGTACTTGATCCATTCATGGGCGCAGGAACAACGGCAGTAGTGGCACAGGGGCTTGGTAGAAACTATATAGGTGTTGAACTAAATGCAGAGTATGTGAGGCTGGCAGAGGAGAGAGTGAAAAAAATGTACAAATTGTTTTGAATATTTGTACGTTTTGTTTTGGCGATTATAATT